CGCCTGACAAAACCTTCCAATTGTTACACCAGATGTCTCAACTCCTGGTAAATCTGGCAAGAATACTTCAAAATTATATTCTCGTTGCATTCCTAAAGTATTAGGAAATATAAATGTATCATCAAGAAAATTCATCTACTAAACATATTCCCAGCTATCGTAGCTAAATGTTACGCTATAAGTTATCCTATCTTCGGATGACATTTCTAGAGCAACGGCTGGTTTGGTCTTTAGATAACAGCCAATCATACGTATTCGCTGAGATACATGTCCATTAACGTCTATAAGATGGAGATATACATCGCGTTTTATATTGGTAGAACCAATGCCAGTATAATCATTGACAATGCGATTCTGCCATTCATAAATAGCATCGAATATGGCTCTATCTTCACCTTCCACAAACGTACATTCCCAATGATGCGAATATGTAAGTTTACCTGGATATTGTATACCACCAGTTTGTTTGTATGGAATATGAATATCCGGATAATCCCTATCAGGAATCTGCGTAGATTGGCATCTCACGAGAAGCGTATTTGTATCTCCACCAATAGGAGCGGCAAATAGTACCTCCCATAAATATGCTCTGCCCGGATTAGACAGATTGTTTTTAAGTGCATCTATACCCATTTGTGTCATATTAATTCTCCTTATCTACAGGCTTTTTATTTTAGAACATTACTCCACGAGCAACTAGCTCATCGAAGCTTGCTCCACTTGTGGTTACTATTGTTTGCAGTTGTATAAACTCCGCAGATCTAGAAGGCTTTATGAATATATCAACATGCAATTCATTCCTGTCGATAATGGCAGGAGTATTATTGGTTTCATTGCATAGAACCTTATAGCCTCTATCGCCTGATTCAGTCTGGAAAGCTCCACGAGTGCTGAGCAACTCAAGATACTCAGTTATCATAGCTTCTACCCTAAATCTGGTAATCTCACTATTAGGTTCAAACACAAACTGCCTCAGAGCTATTGATAATGCTTTTTCTATTATTATCAAAAGTCTACGAACGTTTACTCTACTAAGAGCAGAAGCTTTTGCTGCAAGAGTCTTCTGACCCCAAATAGGAATACCTTCGCCTCTAAATAACTGAATAGGATTTATCTGAGCTTCATATAACATATCGCGCTCACCACCAGTAAATATGTCATATACACCTTCTACATTCAATAAGCCTCTATTGAAACCAGCAGGAGCATACCATGGTTGCGATACATAATCGTTATAAGCTATTTGAGCTACCACATAACCTGACGGAGGAACATAGAGCAACACATCATTGTAACTATCATATATCTTAACCCATGGAGCGTATAGCGCAGCATAACTAGAATTAAGATTCAAAACAGCGTTACGCCAAACAATCATATCAGTGATATTAGTAGCCGAAGCCATTTCGCTGTACGGTATATCCAATATTGCTATACAATCAGCTCTAGCATTGGCGATAGTATTCATCTTCGCTTGAATGATAGTAGATGTTTCGCCACCATTAATGAGCACTCTAATATCTACATCGTCAGGATTAGCAAATAGATCCCAACCATCAGTAAATTTACCATCACTAATATCTGCATAAGTTGTTCCATCATTGCCTTCACCAAGTTCTACTTGAGTTGTATCGCCATGAATATCCTCAAAACCATCAGGCATTACAGTATCAGCTATGTCGCTATGATCAGCAACTGCTATGTATTGACTATAGCCATTTATCCTGTCTTCCATGTATAACTGTCTACCATAGCCATCAATTTTGTGTTTACGAGATACCGTAAACGATTCTACTTTTTCCCATGCGTTATCAGCATTACGATAATACACGTTTATTACGAACGTATATTGATCAGTATCTGCTATAGGTAACAGAGAAGAAGGAACCCATTCACCACTAATCCATTCCTGCGTATTACTCTTAAGGTCGGTTATTGTAATACCAATCCTATGATTCCATACGCCAGGATCTTTTCCAAATATCTGGAATAGTATCTGATCACCATTATCAGTACCAGGATAGCTCGTATCAGTGTCTAGAGTCTTTTCCGTAGAAGTAAACGACTCAGTTATAGAATAAGTCTCACTAGGATTGGCTATGGTTAACGCGCCATACTCAGCGCCATCTTGAACTCTATAGCAATAAAGTTTATTACCTTTCTCAAGAAAAGCGAGTGCTGAATAATGGAAATAATTGCCAGATGAATTAACAGGCGTACCATATTCGTTGATAAACTGCTGAGTATTTGTGATGAGTACGATCTCATCAATGTTTCCTTTTGGGGAATACCCAACTAAAGCCGAAGTCGTTGTTGCTATATTCGGCACGATTTGGCTCAGATCCTTCTCTAAGCTATATACACCCGGTGATAAATATACGCCCATACTAATTCTCCTTATATGTTTGTTACTGTATCTTCTATTAGGTTATATTCTCTACCGAAGAATTTTAAAGCTGCCGCCAACTCCTCGTCGGCACCAGTATCTTCGATTATGATACTATTCATTTGTTCATCTGTTAAGTCGTCTTTATAATACATAGTCAAAATAATCTTATGTATTGTTTTGATATCCATAGAAGTAGGCAACCAGCAATCAAGCTTAATCAACATTCTATGTACAAAATATTGTCCAGTCGTAAACATCGTATTTATTGGAGATTCATCTATGACATTAGAAAAATGTAGATCTAATTCCATAGGATATAAATTATTATAGTTCACAATCATCTTAGGCATGTTATGCTGCCAATTAATATAGGTCTCCACTACCTGATAAATAGTATCTAGACTTTTTGACCAAACACAAAATGAATAATCTATATTTACCGGAACTGCTTTTACTATTGTTGCCTTAGCATTCTCAACACCATCAACAGCAGAATTTACCATATAAAGTCCGCGTCTTGCGGGTGGTGTACGCTGCCGTTTCCAATCAAATGCAATTCCGTCTTTCCAAAAATTTATGAATTCAAGATAATTTGTTCCGCGCTTTTCAGCAATTATTCGCAATGCCACATCTTTCGGAAATAGAATAATCCCTTTATTTATGTTGGCATCCTCGGTGCTGGCCTTTAGATCTATGCCCAGAATACTAGCGAACTTATCGTACAATAAGACTTTCATTACGCTATCAATCGAAGATAAAAATGAACTACTCATTTACTTCCGTTAAATTCCTAGTATATTCTATATTCTCTCGTATTTCATTTATGTTCGTTACTTCCATATCTCTGCAAACACTGCCTGGAGTAAGCGTAATCTTATCTCCATTAGCGAGATCCAAAGTAACATCGTCCTTAGACGTATTCATCAACTTCGTAACCTTCATTATGCAACCCTTCTAGGTGCTAACTTATACACCTTCACGATAACAGCATCATGCATATTAGCTATTAACGTATCAACTACCTCAAAATATTCTACTCCAATATACTTAGCAGGAATAAATTGAGGCTCTATCTTAATATAACTGCGAATAGTAATATCAACATCCACCTCTACGTTATTAGTATTAGTAGCTTTATTTTTAAAATAACCAACAATCGGAAGCTCGTTTTCTGAAAATACTCCAAGCTGTTTCAACTGTTTCGTATTAGGACTCCATACGATAAAAACCTGAGTAGTATATTGATAATGTTCATAATCAGCAGGTTTTGCATATACATCTAAAGGATTTACCTCTTCAATGTTATGAGGTATAAATAAATCGCAATCAATACCGTAAGCATCAAGAGACACATTCACGTAATCTCGCAAAACATCAATCGACTCTTGAGGTATTATCTTACTCATTAGTTTCGATATTCGTTATATCTTTTATCTTTTCAACATCTTTCTTCGATACATCATCATCGGCTATCAATGCTTCAAGATCTTTTATAGTCTTTAGATATTGGTATCTATTGATGAACTTAAATTCTGCGTTAGCATCCTTCCATTGTTCTGCTAATTTTGCATCTGATAAAGCTTGCTCTGTAGAATCAGGATTAGATGAAGCTTTTCTGGCAGCTACCCATTCTTTTCGCATGCCATAAAGCTTCTCAATATCTTCTTCTATTTCTTTCGCCTTTTGCTGAAGTGTTTTAAGTAATGTCTGCTTTTGTTCTTTAGTAGCTTTCTTCATTCCTACTTGAAGCGAATCGTAATCTATAACATTTCGCTTCAAATCACCGAAAAGAACATCAGCATCTTTAACAGAATCTTTCACATCATCTATCACATGCTTGAAATCTTCGTACGGATTATAATCTTGAGGAAGTATTGTAGGACTCTTAATCCATTTATCATTTATGTAATCGTACAAGCCTTCGGCCATCATTTCCTGATCTGGTCTTATTTGAATATAGATATGAATAGGATGCTTGTTTAAATAAGAAACACCATCAACATCTAGTTCATCAGACCAATCATTTATAGCAGTTTGAAATTCCTCCTCGTCTCCAACATTCACATCATCCTTTAGAATTATATGCACGTCTATATCAGAATCCTCTGTGTACTGATTAGTACAGATAGATCCTATAACGTGGATCTCCTCGGCTATGTCAGATAAGTCGTAGTCATCATATGAATCTAATATACTTTGTATCTTCTTACGCGCCTTCTGGGCAAGAATATATGTTCCTTTTTTCTTATCCCAAACTTCCTTCGTTAAATCCTTCTTAGGGAAATCTATTGAGGATTCGAAAACGCCTTTATTATCAGTAATCGATTTTGGTGAATATGTATTCAATTCTGTTCTTATTTTCTGCAATAAAGAAAAACTTCTAGAACGTCGCGCGTTCCACAACTGCGCGGAGATTCTTTTGTATATATTATATCCAAATAAATATGTATAGCTAAATCCTGTATTGGTATCAATGGTATATCCACCATAAGGATCTGGTTTAATTGCTATAGGAAATCCGTCTATTTTTACTTCTTTGCCTTGCTCTATCATATAGTATAATTACAAAAATACGCGCTCGCTTCATCAACTGTTCTTTATAATAGGTGCAAAATCATGAAGATCTCGCAAATATAATATTTTTAACAGACTCCGAAACGAGCGTGAATATATAAATTTATCATGTCAAATTCTTATCTACAAATACCATTTCCAGATTAGCACTAATAATAGTTCCTGACGCATCCAATGTAACATTAACTCTGTTAGGATATAGCGAAGAACCACTCACCCAAGTAATAGATTGCTCTAGAGTTTCTTTTGGTACTTCTATTGTTTTTTCATCCTTGCCTATAGTATAAGTAAGAACTACCGGCTTTTCTATTTTAATGTCTATATCCTTAACACCCCAGCTTCTATATTCTATATCTATTCTGTAAGTAATATCAACCCTAGTAGAAGTTAATTCGTAGTCAGCTTCGTCAGGCACTCCCATAATAACTAAATCAGCATCTGTAGGAGCTGTGTATATATCAGTATATTCATCGTCAAACTTACCCTCTTTGATCGCCTCTTTTGTTATAACCATAAACTTCTTAGGATCTTCTTCGTCCTGAATTACTCGCCCTTTTCTTTGGGCAGCAATCCTGTCAGCTTCCATTTTATCAACAACACCCTTTGCTAAGGTCTTATATTGATCTTTAACTTCTTCCTCTTTGATTATGCGCTCAGTCTTCGTGCTTTTGCAGTTAAGACAGATTGAATCTTTCCCTCTAAATGTCTTGCAGCACTCATTACATATATAAAGAGATTCAGTTGTAGATCCGTACATATCGTCAGAAGAACCGTATTTATTTATATCATCGTCTTCATCATATCCTAATTTAGCTTTTAGCACCGGTAATATGATATACTTTATATATAATTCTGCTATATCACCCTTACCGGCCATCTTAGGAGTCTCTTCATCACCTTTAGATTTCTTAATTACTGAACCTATATCCACCTGCTTTGCTATAGGAAGAGTAGTAAGTTTTCCCATCATCGTGCTATAGTCCGGCAATTTATCTTCCACATCACCGCGATCTATGGCCGTCATTACTATTTCCCAATCTTCATTAGATATATTTTCAGTTTCATGCCACAATTCTGACATGGATTCAGCAATCTTAGCTTCTTTCTGCGGAGGTGAATAATCTGGATCAATTACGTTTTTTTCATCTACATCATCTTTAACTACCGTACTAGATAAACCCGCTTTCTTAATAACCTCGGCGAGTTTATCTACATCCGCAATCTTAACTCCAAGACGAACCACATCATTATCTCCAACCTTACGAGTGAATTCAATACCAGCAGTTCTAATAACTTTTCTTAATTCGTTCCACTTTGGATCATTATATTTTATGGATAAGTCCAACGCTTTATAATATTGATTTTCGTTTGTCTTGCTTTCTTTTGCTGGTTTATTCTCAGGATTTACCAGAACCTTATCATCTACATTAGCAAGAGCGTTAACTCTATCTTTGGCTGTAGATTTGAGTACTAGTTTTTCATTATCCTCAGGACACAGCATTTCAGTACCGTCAGGATTCTTATTAGAAATGAAATCCTTTTCGCATTTAGGACACATGTATGTCTTATCGTCATTAGTAAGAGCAGGCTGCTCTATGTCTACTTCCTTTGTAGCTTTATCAGCTTCCTTAAGAGAGCAGACTCTAAGGCGTTCCAGAAGATTTATCATATTTAAATTTGACATGCTTACTCCTTCTCTATCAATACTGCTTTTTCGCCGGTAATTGTAGACCAAAATCCTGTATCTGCCGTACCTTCGAAGTTTATCAATGAACGTACATTATCGTATACTCTGCCATCTTTGCACCAATTAGCGAGTATATGTTTCTGTTTCAATTTTATGGTAGGTTTATATTCAGGAGGAAGATCGGAAAGCCTATAATTGAATAGTTTGTGTACTATATCAGCCGAACTCTGACCGTTAAGCATATATTCTATGATGCAGAGTGCCTTTTCATCTTTAGGAATGATCTTCTTTCCTAAAATGATAGCCTTGTCGAACATAGCATCGACACCAGTCATCGGGTTAGCTTCTATATAATTGCTGAGAATTTTCAGCAATTTCTTATATAGATTTACTTCCTTGCTTTCCGTTAATTTATATTTCATTTTTATACCTTTCGCCAATCTATAAATATATAAATCTAGAGTGCTAGACATATAAATTTATAGTTCTCTTAAGTATTTTTATAAAAGAACTTGTAAACCTTCCATCAGCTGCCACAGGAAATAATTCACCATTCGTGACTTTAACTAGCCCTGTATTTTCCAACTCTTTTGCTATTTTACTATTATTAATATAAATAGATTGAACAACCTTATATGACATATCCATCGTTATCTTCAAATATATAGGAATCTTAGAATAGGAAGATTTTACATATACGCCGTATAGGAATTCAAATTTCATAAACCCGTCGAAATTGGATAGAGGCTGCTTAGTTGTTAGAGCATCATCCAGCATTTCCAAACCGCCTTTATCACCTTCATATGCCCTTTCTATGTTAATAA